TTATATCCTTCCGCACGCTGTCTTTGATACGATTAAATGATTTAATCGTTAAAAAGTTTGGGTGGGTGCATTTTTCTTGAAGTGGGTGCATTTTCGATTTTGTGGGTGCATTTTCGATTTTATAGGCGTAAACTTCCGGCACAGACATTTGCCCGAGCCGGAAGTTTTACACTTATATCTCAGTTCCATTTTTGAACATAACCCGTATATCATCTTTGGAATTGACCGTTATATAATCCACCATACTAAGCCACAAATTCTCATCAAATTCCGTTACCGCCCCACTCTGCTTTTTAAAATTTTTCATGAAAAGCTCCATCATTTCACGACGGGCGTTTTTGTCGATAATTTGCGAACTAACTTCATCAAGCCGTGACTGCGTTTTATCAAACCGCTCCGCAAGAGCGTTATACCTTTTATTGTACTCCGTCTGACTTTGTGCCACATGAGCGTTTTCGTCAATACAACTTTGCATAAGCTCTGCCGCAGTTTCAAGTTCGTTTTCGAGTTCGGATTTTTCCGTTTCAAGTTCCGCTGTGCTGAACAGCGTTGACTTTATCAATTCAAAGTCTGATAAAATCTGCGCCTTATTTGTAATGAGCTTATTCACCGCCGATACAAAAATTTGCTTTATAGCATTTTCATCAAGGTGCGGCGTTTCGCACTTCCTGTCATTATCGAATTTATGATTACACCTCCACACCACACGGCGGTATTTATCGTTGGAGTGCCACACCTTTGAGCCGTACCAGCTCCCGCACTCGCTGCACTTGATTTTACTCGAAAATATGCTGACGCTGCTCTGTCGATTTTTCCCTTTTTTCGGTGTCTGCATCAGCCTCTGAACCATGTCAAAGGTATGTTCGTCAATGATTGCCTCATGGTTGTTTTTCACATAATACTGCGGTACTTCGCCCTTATTGACTTTTTTCTTTTTCGTGAGAAAATCTGTGGTATAGGTTTTTTGCAAAAGCGCGTCGCCTTTGTACTTTTTATTCGTCAGTATGCTGTTTACCGTGCTTGCGTACCATGTTGACTTGCCTGCCGGAGCGGGAATTTGTTCCTCCGTCAATACCCGCGCAATTGCATATGTACTTTGCCCTTGCAGAAACATTCCGTAAATCCTGCGTACCAGTTTTGCCTGTTCCTCGTTCACAACAAGGCTGCCGTCCTCGCCTCGGTCGTAGCCGAGAAAGCTCTTAAACGGCACTGCAACCTTGCCGTCAGCAAATCTGCGCCTTTGTCCCCATGTGCAGTTTTCGGAAATCGAACGAGCCTCCTCCTGCGCGATACTCGACATAATCGTCAATAGAAGTTCACCCTTGCCGTCAAATGTCCATATATTTTCTTTTTCAAAATAGCACTCCACACCGTGTTCCTTAAGCTGCCGTATTGTGGTAAGGCTGTCAACGGTGTTGCGCGCGAAACGGCTGACGGATTTTGTGATAATCAAATCTATCTCCACGCCATCGTTGATACAACACCTCCATAATGCACCCCCCGGGGTGTGCATCGGCTTTAGGGTGTTCACTATCAAATATAAGGTGTTCGATAATACTGATTTTTTAATAATTCTGCCCATAAATTTCTCATACAAAAACAACGCCCGCTCCGCATAGGAGCAAGGCGTATATTTCAATTTACTGTTATTTCTGTGCCGTCTTTAAATTTTAGTCGAATATCCTCCTTTCCGTATACTGTTATCACATCAAGCAAACTGCCCCAAAGCATCTCATCAAATTCAATAACAGGCTCACTCTGATTTTTCAGTGTTTTTATAAAACATTCCATTGTCTTGCTACGTGCAAGATTATCGGAAATACTCCGTTCCAGTTCTTCAAAGTGCGCCTTTGCGTTGTCATAACGCTTTAGCAATGCATTATAACGTTCTTGATATTCTTCTTGATTTTGTGCTGTTCTAGCATTTTCTGTCATTTGACTTTGCACCATTTCTGCGAGTACAGTCATTTCTCCCAATTCCCTGTCGCGTTCCTTCTCAAGTTCAGTATTATCGCAGAGTATTATTTTCGCTGCTTCAAGATTTTCAATAATCTCCGTCCGGCTGTCTATCAGTTCGTTCACTGCCCTGATAAACACCGCTTTTATCTCATCTTCTGTAAAATGCGGCGTACCGCACTTATTGCCGTCTTTATACTTATGACCGCACTGATAAATTATCCGCCTGTATTTGTCGGTGGAGTGCCATACTTTCGTGCTGTAAGAACATCCGCACTCTCCGCACATCATCTTAGCTGCCAGAATATCCACCCCGCTGTATCTGCTGATGCTTTGCTTTCTTCGCTCCATTTCCTGCTGCACCGCTTCAAATACCTCCGAACTGACAATTCCCTCGTGATTATTTTCAACATAATATTGCGGAACTGCCCCATCATTAATTTTTACTTTTTTTGTAAGAAAATCTATCGTGTAGCTCTTCTGCAAAAGAGCATCGCCTTTGTATTTTTCATTTGTCAGTATGCTCTTAACCGTGCTGGAATGCCATTTTTTCTTTCCCGCAGGCGTTGTTTTCCCCTCTGCTGTGAGCTGTTTTGCAATAGAATGCGGTGTCAGACCACCAAGGAACAATCTGTAAATCTCACGGACTGTAACAGCCTCTTTCTCGTTAATCACAAGCGTTCCGTTTTCCCCTTTGTCATATCCAAGAAAATGTCTGTAAGGTACACATACCTTTCCGTCGGCAAACCGTTTCCGCTGTCCCCATGTGACATTTTCGGAAATAGAACGGCTCTCCTCCTGAGCCAGCGATGACATAATTGTCAGCAGTAATTCTCCCCTTGTGTCAAATGTCCTGATTGACTCCTTCTCAAAGTAGCATTCAACGTTATTTTCTTTGAGTTTTCGGATTGTCGTAAGGCTGTCGACGGTATTCCGCGCGAACCTTGATACACTTTTAGTAACAATTAAATCGATATGACCGTTAAGTGCGTCCGTAATCATTCTGTTGAACGCTTCACGGTGTTTAGTGGAAGTCCCGCTTATTCCCTCGTCTGCGTAAACTCCGGCAAATTCCCAGTCATCACGGCTTTTTATGTAATTTGTATAATAATCAACCTGCGCTTCATAGCTTGTAAGCTGCTCCTCATGGTCTGTCGACACTCTCGCATATGCCGCGACCTTCCTTTTTCGTGTATCGTTAATCGGCTCGGTGGTAACTATATTCTTAACTGCAGGAATTGCCGTTACCTTTTTCTTCGTCATTATTACTCCTCCTTCGGTACCCTCTTTTATCGGGAACATATTTTCTTATCTCCTCATGCCTGTCATGAAAATGAAAAGTCAGCATATCTCCGCAAACTGAAATATGCGACATCATTTCACACATCTGTTTTGAATCGAATTCATTCATTCCGAGAACCCCGGCTATCATTCTTTTCAGGGTTTCATCCCTCATAGGAATCAGTCCCGGCTCATCTTCACTGTGATACGCTTTATTATGCTTATAGCACACCCATCTCAGTTCCTTTGAATTGTCTGCAAATTTTCTGATTTGTCCTGTCAGGTTCTGACCGCATACCCCGCACTTTATAAAAAGCGAAAGATCATAGTGCAAAAATTTCATCGTTTCTCTCGACTTATAAATTTCGGAATGAACCTTTCGCTGTTCTTCAGACCACCGCGCCTTCCTAAACGGATTCTCCGGCTTTTCATAATCCCCTCTGTGATACATAAATTTTGCCTTTTCCGCTGTTCCGTTTTTTATTTCCACACTGTATCTGTCCGCAATTTCCCACTGCACTTTATCATAAACCTCCTGTTCAATAATGGCAGGATGAGTATCTTCGGCATAGTACATCGGCAGTTCTCCGTCATTTGGTTTTTCCTTATGAGTAATACAGTCCTCAATAAAATGTTTCTGAAGCATAGAATTTCCGGTATATTTTTCCTGTCTCAGAACAGCGCCGATAACTCCGGCTGAAAATTTCTTTCCGTAATAAGATTTAACTCCCGCCTCGTTCAGCTTTTTTGCAATCATATAACAGGAATCGCCGCAAAGGTACCATTCAAAAATTCTTCTTACAATCTCCGCCTCCTTTTCCTCAATCACTAACTGACCGTCTGTCACGCGATAACCATAAAGCAGGGAATTCCTGGGTTTGCCGTTTTTAAAGCCTTTTCTTATCGCCCATTTCACATTTTCCGATATTGATCGGCTCTCTTCCTGAGCGAAAGACGCAAGAATAGTGAGCATTAATTCTCCGTCGCTGCTCATAGAATTTATATTTTCCTTTTCAAATCTCACCTCAATACCCAAATCCTTTAAATGTCTTACGGTTTCCAAAAGGTCGACCGTATTCCTTGCAAATCGGCTTATGGACTTGACTAAAATAATTTGAACCTTTCCTTTTTCACAGTCGTCAGTCAGCCTTTGGAATTCATTTCTCTTTGAGATTCCGGTGCCTGATATCCCATAATCCGCATACACTCCGGCATATTCCCACTCCGGATTTTTCTGTATCAAATCACTGTAATAGCTAATCTGCGCCGAAAGTGAACGATGCATACTGTCCGTTTCCATTGAAACGCGGCAATAAGCGGCAACCCTCTTTTTCGGTTTCAGTATCGAAAATATCGGTTCAATTCTACTGATTTTCCGCATAAAATCAACTCCTTTCCCTATTATAATTGCTCTGAATCAGGGATAAGTCAAGCTATTGTCAGAGAATAATCTGCCGAAAACAGGGCAGTACTTTTCAAGAAAGATTGTATCAATCCGATAGTAGTCCTTCTCGCTGATAATACCGTTTTTCAGCATACCGCGAAAGATATTCATTGTAGTCTGATACATGACTTCATTTCTGAATGTCTGCTTATCCATTCAAATCACCGCCTTTGTATCTGTCGGCAATATAGCATTCATGGCTGCAGTATTTTCTGCCGCACCGCTCATAGTCTGTGTAAGTCCTTCCGCAGACAGGACAGATAAAAGTAATTGTGCTTCGCCTGTTAATCCTGTCCTGATTCTCTCGCCAGAATTGCTTTCTGCATTCATCCGAGCAAAAGGTCCTCTGCCTGTGACCGGCAGTATTGAAAATAGCCGCGCCGCATTGTTTGCAGAACAGACGGGATATATCCGCATTTCCGTTTTGCCTGTAAACAGAACCTGAAAGCTCGTGCCTTCTGCAATAAGATTTAACCGTATTTTCGGAAATACCGACAACAATCGCAATCTTTTTGTATCCGTAACCATCATAGCGTAATTTTTTTATTTGTTCTTTCTGTAAATCATTCATATCCGTATCCTCCATTTATGTATAATTTGAAATTTACCCTCTGATAGTCCAAGGACACGAATATGTATTTTGAACGAAAGAAATAAAAAAAATCTTTGCAAATATGAAAAAATTATGATAAAATAGAGTTATAGAAAACGAAGATGATTTTTGATAAAGGAGGCACAGCTATGGAAAAGCAGTTTATCTCCCTCGATTTGAAATCATATTATGCCGCCGTAGAATGCGTGGAACGCGGACTTGACCCACTGCGCACTAATCTTGTTGTCGCTGATGAAAGCCGCACCGAAAAGACGATCTGTCTTGCGGTTTCTCCGTCTTTAAAAGCATACGGAATTCCAGGCAGAGCAAGACTATTTGAGGTTGTGCAGAAGGTCAGGGAAATCAACAATGCCAGACGATACAAGGCGCCAAACCGTAATTTGGGCGGAGAATCCTATGATGACGCGGAATTGAAATCCAATCCCGCACTTGCTCTGTCCTATATAACCGCTGTGCCGAGAATGGCTTATTATATGGATTACAGCACAAGAATTTATCAGATATATCTGAAATATATTGCACCAGAGGATATTCATGTATATTCCATTGATGAAGTGTTCATAGACGCTACAAGTTATTTAAACATTTATAAAATGACTGCGCATGAACTTGCCATAATGATGATACGGAATGTACTTAAAGTTATGCACAGTAAATGATTATGTAGAGTAATCCCTTAAAACCTATGTGCAGCAATGATTTTAAGGGTATTTACTCAACATAATAATTTAAAGTGCACGCAGGAACTTCATCAGA